GAGGTTGATTACGCGGTTGGTTGGGAATTGCCTTATAAGTTGGTAGAGAACGATTACCTGGTAGAATACGAAAACGTATCTTGGGGATTACCAAATTTAAAACATCTTAAGCAATTAATGAGAAGATGTTATAAGGATAAGGATATTAATCCCGAGGTTGGAAAGCTGGCTCGTGAAGTTGCTGAAGAGTATTCTTGGAAAGCGAGTGCCGAAAAGCTTATTAAGGTGTTAAACAATTAGTTTGTTTATTGAGTGTAAACTCGCCTCTTTTTTTACCCAAGGAGATTTTACCTGATACTATGTTCTTATCTCTTTGGGTTTTATTAAATAATAGAAACATTTATATATTATCTATACTATTAAAAGTATATGAAGGTTCAGATACAAACAAAACAACAAACCAACCAAGGCTACAAATCTAAAAGCCTAACAATAACAAACATAACAGACTACCAAACAACCCACAACATGATCAAATACCTATTCGAAACAATAACCGAAAACAAAGGAAACAACGAAGTAACCATAACCTTCAAAATACCAAAACGAGAAATATGATAATTGAAATAATTGTAATAATAATAGGAATCATATCAATTAAAGAAATATTAAAAGCAGGATGGGCATAAAATGACAAAAAGCGAAACACACCAACAATTAAAAACATACAGCAAATACTCAATAAAAGCACAACAAATAATAAAAAAGAAAATAATAAAAATCTTCAAAGAATTCTGGACAGAAAACCCAACAGAAGAACAATTCGCTGATGCCTTATCAGGACTCGTAATATTCCCAGAAATAACATACCACATGGTGAAAAAATGAGTAATAGACGCTTAACCCACGAAGAAAAAGCCAAGACAAGCCTTGCTTTAATAAAAAGACTCAACGACTTAGACGATTTAAAAGAACGCCTTGCCGCTGAAACCGCCCAACTCGAAATAATAAAACTAAATCGTTTAGTAACCAAGTACCAAACCAAACACCAAATAAAAAACGGAGAAAAAACCATACGACTAACCAACCAAGAAATAGGAATAGAAGAAGAAGTCATAAAAACAATGCAATACCAACTAACGAATGGAGTACCAAACAAAAAATGAAATGGCCATTCAAAAAGAAGAAAAAGTTAGAGATAGTAACTCAGATTGTTATGGCATCTTTGAAGCGCGGAGAGAAAGCCATTTTTATTTTGCCAGATCAATGTGACCAAGAAACAATAGAAAGATTCGCAGCAAAACTAAAAACAGAAAGAATCATAGTAACAAACTTCCCAGTCAAATTAAAAAAAATAAAAATATAATTAATGGAGAGTGAAATAATAATGGCAGAAACAAACATAATAACACCACTAAAAAAAGAATGGACAGACACAGGAATGACAGACATACACAAAGGAAGACACCACCTAAGAACAGAAAGACTAAGAGCATACAAAAAAATAGAAGAACACGAACACCACCACCTACACACCAAAAAAACACCATACGACAGAAGAGCAGCCAGAGACGCCTACGCCAAACAACAACAAGACACATGGGACACCGAAGGACCAAGAGCACTACCAGACAACGAACCACAAAAAACCGTGGAAAACATAAAACTACCCCGCTTTGACTACCAAAAATACGGCGACCCCAAAAACTTCAAAGAAATCGGGAGACACCCAAACATGGAACACAAACTAATAGACGGAATAAAAGTACACGTACAAACAGGAACCTACATAGCATACCAATCTAAACTACCACCACGATGCAAAATAGACATCCTAACACCACACCCACCAACCAACGATGATAAGACAATGACCACGAAAACAGGAACCAAAAATGAATGAACAAGACTTATTCGACGAATGCGCAAAGAGAGCGGTAAGCATTGCCAGAAAACACATGCACGGAACAAAGAAAGAAATGGAAGACCCCAAAATGTTCATACAAGAATGGGAACTTGCTTTAATAATATTCAAAAAAGAGCTTGGAAATGAAGGATGAAATAACACTCAACGTAAAACTCAACAACCAACTACCAAGACTAAACGCAGTATACAAAATCAAGATAAACCCAGAAACAAAACAAGAAGAAAACCCCTACGACTCACCAATAACAAAAACCATGAAACGAATCATCAAAAAACTATTCAAACGAAAAAAACCACTAACACTAACACTACACATAGAAAAAGAAAAATGACACTAAAACAAATACAACCAGAAAGATTCGGCTGCACTTATTATCACACTGAAGATGTTGATGCAGCCATAAAACAACTCAAACAAAAAATCAATAATTTAACAACAGAAAGGAATTATACAATAAGAAAAAGTCATGTACAAAAGATTATTGAAGAGGTATTCGAATGAGTTTTGAAGAAGAATTCCCAAGCCTAAAAGGATTTCATGAAGACCCTAAGAATTTGCTCTTTTCAGCAAGACAAGGTTATAGTAAAGTATTTCATGAGAGAGCAATAACTAATTATTGTGTTGACAAACAACGACTACAAAAAGCAATAGAAAAATGGGATATATCAAAAAATCCAAATCAAATATTATTTAATAAAATTGGATTTGAAAAGGAGTTGGAAATATGACCATAGAACACCTCAAACAACACCAACAAGACCTAAGTAAAAGACCAGACCACAAAGCACTCGCAGCCAAAGGCGGACGAAGCAAGAGCCCAAGAAAGCAAATAGCCAGCAGAATAAACGGCATCTTAGCCAATAAAAAACTAAACCCAGAACAACAATACATGCTCACACTACTAAAAAACCACGAATACATAACACTCCTAAACGAACTAATAAGCATGAGCCTACTCGAAATAAACAACCCACAACGCAGAGATAAAATGATAGACCAACTACTCAAACTCATACCAACCAGAAACATAAACGTGAACGCAGACATAGCAGGAGTAAACATATGGGAACCATTCGAAACAGCGATGCAAGAAATAAAACAAGAAAAATGAATATATTATGTATTGATTGCCAAAAAATAGTAGCCAAAGGAACAATTAAAGGTATTACTACTTGGTTTGCTATCTGTTCTGAATGTAAATTTAACGTAAAAGGTTGGAAAAATGAATGATGGAACAAAAACTAATACACCAAATGATAACACAAAAAAAAATAACCCAACTATGCCAAGCACTATTCCAATTCACACCCACCAAAAAACAAAAACAAATAATAGAAACCATCGCATACGCACAACACAAAAGAACCGTAATCAGCTGCATGACAAGATACGGCAAAACACACTGCGTAGCCGCCGGGACACTACTCTACGCACTAAGCCATTCAAATAAACGTATTCTCCTAATCAGCCCCACGTATGATCAAACCAACATCATCCGTAACTATATTGGAAACTTCATAGGAGGAAGCGAATTCTACCAACTAATGCTAACCTACACAGGCAAAGAAAAACAAAGAAGAGAAATGAGCAAAAGAAGACTCGTACTAAAAAACAACACAGAACTAATAGTACTAAGCGCAGAAGGCAGTGGTGATAGACTAATGGGATTCGGAGGAGACCTAATCATACTCGATGAGAGTTGCTTGATTAATGGTGAAGTATACAGAGCCAAGATAAGTAGAATGCTTGGAGACAACCCAAACAGCATACTCATAGAAATTGGTAATCCGTGGCATAGAGATAATCAGATGTGGGATCATTGGACGGACCCCACGTTTTATAAGATTCATGTTGGTTACGAGATTGCCCTGGAAGAAGGAAGAATAAGCGAAACATTCTTGGAAGAACAAAGAAACGAGTTAACACCGCTCGAATTCACCGTGCTCTACAAGAGTGACTTCCCTGAAGAAAGCGAAGACAGCATATTTAAGTTAAGTCGTTTGGTAGAGGCCACTAACAAATGGAGAGACTTCAAGAAATGGAGAAACGTAATCATAGGAGCAGACGTAGCAGACAAAGGAAAAGACCTAACCGTAATAATAAGAGGAAGAAAAACCTATAACAACGAATACAAAGTAGACGATATATATTCTGAACCTAAGAGTGAGAGCACAGACGTAGCAGGCCGTATAATAAAAGAAAAAATAAAGCACACAGTAGACCAAATAAACATCGACAGTATAGGAATAGGAGTAGGAGTAGTAAGCATGGTACGAGAAGGAGTACAAAAATTTCCCTGCAAAGTAACCGAGGCACACTTCGGAAAACGAGCAAGAGACCATAGGCGTTTCAGTAATAAGAAGGCAGAACAATACTTCCGACTTCAGAAATTGTTTGAGGATGGATTGATTAGTATTCCTGATCATCCTAAACTTGTTGGTGAGTTGATGAGTATGCGTTGGGAGCATACGAGTAGTGGTAAGATTAAGATTATTGATCCTGAGAGTAAGAGTCCTGATTTTAGTGATGCTTTGGTGTATTTTATTTGGGAGAGTGGTGGTGGAGCATTCACAATAGGATAATACCAAAAAATATTTATACTATTACTTTAATAATATGTTTGATGTAGCTATGGCAATAATAGATATTCTACCGTGGGAAAAAAAAAGATCAAGAACATTCACAATAAGTATGGGTAAAACCCCTATAACTGATGCTCTAAAAGGAACAGTAGAAAAAAACGAACTCCAACTCAACGCCGATCTTGGCGAAGAACACCCATTCAACTTCGCACTAACAGAAGCAACATACGCCCAATTCGGATTCGTAACCGGAATAATAGACAAAATCGTAGACTTCGTATGGGGAGCAGGATTCAAAGTAACAGGTAAGGATAGTGATGTAAAAAAGGTTGATGATTGGTTACGTGAAGTCGAATTCAGCTTTCATGGCCGTAGATGGCTACGAAATAGCCTGATTAATGGCACAGGATTTCTTGAGCTGGGTGGTAAGATTGGTGAAGTACCAGACATGATAAAGACACTCGATAGCAAAAGAATGTTTATTAAGCGTGATGATAAAGGCGTCATTGAGAATTATAACTTGGTTAAGAATAGTAGTTTCATAAAAAGAATCGCTAAGACAAGCGATGATGTTATAAGCTTTGAGCCTGGCCAAGTAGCACAGTATAGTTTAAACACTGTAGGTGATAGCGTGTATGGTTTGGGTGTGATTTGGCCTGCTATGGGTTTTATTAATGCTTTGATTCAGGGAGAGAAAGACATGGTCACGTTGCTTAGTCGTAAGGCGAATAGTCCTTTGGTTTTGAGTATGGGTTATCGTGATGGTGATATTTTACCTACAAGTGGTGAGACTGATGCTGCTGGTCAAACTTTGCGTACTATGAATAAGTTCACTGAGTTCGCTATTAGTGGTGATCAGAAGTTGGATGTTTTGGATTATGGTAATCAAGGTGATAAGTATCTTCCTGCGCTTGATCATTATATTCAGATGATGATATTCAGTTTTCAAATACCAGCGGTGTTGCTTGGGGTTGAGGGTATCCCGGAAGGATTGGCTCAAGTGCAAATGGATGCATTCGAAAGAAGGATTAGGAGTATTCAGGATGATATTGAGAAAGAAATAGAAACCAAAGTGTTCAGTAGAGTGCTTGGTGAGGATGCTGGTCATGTTGAGATTGTTTGGGGTAGCCCTTCGCAAGAGCAGGTTAATAAGAGAATTGCCCAATTACAGTTATTATTGACTAATCCGTTTTTGAATCCGGATTTGAAGTTGGAGTTGGAGAGGGAGTTAGCGAGTGTTATGGGTTTCGATATTGAGTTAAATGAGCCTGGTGAACCACCTCCACCTGTTGCACCTTCTCCTGAAGAGAAATCTAATGAGCTTGATAAGTTATTTGATAAGATTATGAGTAAGGATGTTGAGGAGAATTGGACTATTGATGGTTGGCTTGGTTTTAACTATAAGACCTACTTAAAGCAAATACTCAATGTTATTAAAGATGATAAGTTCATTGATACGAGAGCTGGTAATGCTCAAGAACTCGCGGCTGGTAAGTTGAGTAAGAAGCAGACTAAGGCTTTGCAGAAAGCTTTGCGTACTGGTTTTAAGAAGAAGGAGAATGTTAGAGAGATCGCGGTTCGTATTAAAAAAGAGGTTAAGCTTGGTGATTTGTTCAGAGTCGTGGATGGTAAGAAGACTGACGTTTTGAAGATTAAAGAGGGTAAGAGGGCTTTGATGATGGCTAAGACCGAGGTTACTCGAGTGTCGAATATGGGTGCCATTGAAAGTTTTAAGGAAGATGGTAAAGATTTTTATCGTTGGGTTGCTGCTGGTACTGCGGATGCTATATGTGTTGATTTGATGAATGGTAGTCCTTATAGGATTGGTAGTGGTATTCGTCCTCCTGCTCATATTAATTGTCGTTGTCGTGTTGTGAGTGTTGAGGTGAAAGAAGATGAGTAAGCATCCTGTTGGTAAAAAGAAAGGTAGGGGTAGGAAGAGATGAGTTTTGTTGATGAACAAATACAAACAATACCCAAATGCTACTGCTGCAAAACCACACCCGGCATGTTGTTCTGGGGCACAAGGTTTGTTTGTGGTGGTTGCGCTATTAAGATTAATGAAAAGTATCAACTGGAAGAGAGTGCTAAGAGATTAAGTATTGTTGAGAGTGTGAAGGTGCAGAATGGTGAGTAAGATTTTTACGGAGCATGAGAAGGGTTTGATTAATTTGGCTATTCATAGATTGTATCATAGTGGGTGTGACTGCTAATGAAAGATAAATATTATAGAAACGCAGTTGTAATTAAAAAAGGTATTGTTGACTATATAATGCAAGAAGAGGAAGAAGATGGTTGATTGTGCAATGTGTGATGAGCATGAAATAAAAAAAGGAGGAAAAGAACAATGAGATATAAAGTATTTAGAAGAAATGTGATTTGTGATACATTTAAAGATTGGTGGAAGGCAATGTTATGGTGTCATTTGGTTATTAAAGTTTTTCCAAGATGTCATGATTTTGAAAGTGATTGCTTTACTGAAAAATATGCTAAAGATGGTAATTTTATGAGAGATCAATTAAGTTTTTTATTATTTCATAAGAAACCAACAATAGGTGATTAAACATGGTTGATTATTTAACATGTGGATGTCAATATAATAAGAAGGGATGGGATCTTTGTTATTATCATTTTCTTGAATTAAAATGTGTTAAGGAGATGAGTAAAAATGGTTGATTGTGCAGTTTGTGATGATGGAGATATACCTGGATTTACTGATGGTTGTCCTGGCTGTAGTGAGGAAGATATGGAGTTAAGACCTGAAGTGTTAAAATTACTTAATGAGCGCATGGAAGATGTTAGGAAGGGTAATGTTATTTCAATGGAAGAATTAAAGAGGAGGTTAAAGAATGGTTGATTATTGCCCAAACTGCAACAGCATAGTAACACACGACAGATTCAACACAGAGATGAATCATGACTGTAACAGCGGAGACCCAGTATTAGACAATGAAAGCGTGTTAGTAACTGGTGACTGGGAAGATTTCACAGGCAGCGCAGTAGTATCCCCAAGCATTACACAGACTGCGGGTGTTGGTAATATATTACGTGGTACTATTGGCGGTTTTCAAGGTGCCAAGGATTTTAGTCGTGATGATCGTGGTTTGAGTACTGAGTTGTATCGTACTCGCCGTCGTATTCAGAATATTAAGTTCCCTGACTTCAGACATAACGAAAGCAAAACATAAAATGAAATATAAAACAACTTACAAAGACGGAACATACATAATATGGGATCATGAACGTGATGCTGAACTTGACGCTTATTATGCTCAAAACGAGCCAGATTGGCTTTCTACCGAAAAATTAAATTAGATTTGCCTATATACTTATACGATTGGTTTATATATTAATATAATTCTAAACTAAAACATATAGCAAAATTTAAAATGACACAGATAACAATAAAAGAAAAAAAACCAACTAAACTTCAACGTGCCAATAACCAACGCCACTAAAAATTCTGACAAAGACATACTTACTATAAGCGGGACAGCCATTCACGCTATAACAACAAAGAACGGACACACATTTCTTGCTGAAGAACTACAGAAAAGCGCAGAGACTCTAAGAGGCAAACCCCTACTTAAAGATCATGAAGCAACAGTTGACAACATAGTTGGCAGATTAACAGACAACATAAGTTTCGACGCAAAGAATAATAAAGTGCCTTTCGAAGCAGTGGTTAACGACGAGAAAATGAAAGAAATGATAGGTGATGGCAGAATTACAAGCGTTAGCGTAGGTGCTTTCGTGGATGATATAGAACATGAGATGAATGAAGACGGTGAGCCTACAGGTAACGAGATACTACGAGGTATTGAATTCAGTGAACTTAGTTTAGTGGCTGTTCCCGCTGATCCCAATGCTGGACTGGCAAGTGCCGTTATGGAAAGTGTGAAATTAAAATTTGATGATCCTAATGTGGATAAAATAAGTTTGGAGGTCAGTGATATGACTAAAGAAGAAATTATAGAAGAAAAAACGAGTGATGAGGTGGTTGAACTTCAAGACAAACTTGACAAGATTAAAGCTGATAATTTAAAGTTAGAATTAGAACTTGCTGAGATTGCTAAAGAAGCTTTAACCCTTAAAAAGGAAGCTGAAGAGGAAGCAGAAGAAGAACCTGCTAAGGAAGAAGAGTCAGAAGAAGATGCTCCTGCTGAAAAAGAAGAACCTGAAAGTAAAGAAGATGACACTAAAGGTGATGTCGCTGTTGACGCACCAAGTGAAGAATCGGCTTTAGGTGATGGATTTAATTTTGACAGAAGCGATGTTAGTGGATATGCTATTAGCATTGATTATAATGCTATGAACAAACTAAAAAGATACACTAAAGAAAGATTTAACCCAGAGGTGAATTAAGATGCCTGTAAACCCAGTTGGATACGTACCTGTTTATGATGGTGGTACGCCTAAAATAAGAAGCGGAAGAGCAAAAGCAGACATTAGTGGAGGAGACTTATGTTTTTTTGAGCGGTGCTGACGACGTTGTTAGTAGCGGATTAAATAGTTTCGTGCCCGATACTGACTTAGAATATGCTCCGGCTGCAAGTGGTGGCCAGTTTAACGGTATAGCTATTAATAATGCTTTAAGTGGCGCTGTTGTTAGCGTTGCGAGCGAAGTAACTGCTATATCTCGTGCAAGTGCCGGTGTAACCGCTGCATTCCCTGTTAGTTGTGATGGTGTGGAAGCAGTTGAGAATACTGGTAGTTTGACAATGACAGCTACAAGCCAATATCATAAAGTTGGTAGAGCACTTACGAGTGCTACAAGCGGTAATTATGCTCTTGTAGAATTTAGAGCATGAATGGAGGAAAATGAGATGAGAGATTTAAATGCGGTTACAGAATTGTTACAAACAAGTCTGGGAACTGAAGGACAACTGTTAATACCTCGAAAAATCGCTGATCGATTGGTTGAGGAAACTGACAAGTTTTTAATACCGAGAAGCGAGGCTGCTATGGTATTTGGCCCTGGAGAAATTCCAGGAAGTAGCATTGATATTAACTTAGAGACTGCTGACAGTATGGATGTAAGGTTAGTTGGTGAAGGTGCAGAGTTCCCGTTAGACCAGACTGAGTATACAAGTTTTAACTTGTTACCTGCTAAGTATGGTGTGGCTATTAGGATAACAAGAGAACTCTTAGAAGATGCTCAATGGAATTTGTTAGAGAGAAACGTGGCTTTGGCTGGTAAGAGATTGGCTGAGAACGAGAACAGTATTATCATAAGTCAAAGTTTGGCTAATGGTACTAACACCGTAAGCGGTGGCGCTGCAATAACTATAGCTAACATTACAAGAGCGATGCAACATTTGGAGGACGCGGATTTTAATCCTACTACTTTAATTGTTGGATTGGAAGTGTTGAATGATCTTAGGAACATTGATACTTTTGTTGAAGCTGATAAGATGGGTAACAGAGACATGTTGGCTCGAGGTTTCGTCGGGGTTATTTATGGCATGAATGTTATTCGTGTATCTACTAATGCTGGCGCGACTACTACTACTGCGTATGTCACTGACAGAGAGCAAGCTTATGTTATTGCTGAGAAGAGAACAATGACTGTTGAAGGTTTTGATTTGCCTACTTTTGACATGCAAGGTGTTGTTGTAAGTCAAAGGATTATAACAAGGCAGCTTCGAGCAGATGCTATAGCGATCATAACTACATCTTAGGTGACTGAGAATGGTTGATGGTTTAAGTTCGGAACTTGGTGAGGTTGGTAGTCCGAGTATTTTGGATGCTGGTGTTGCTAATGTTGATTTAACTGATAGTGCTGCAAGTGGTACTAAGGTGGATGTGGCTTTTGCTCCTGTCGCGGATAATAGTGGTGGTAAGGGTAATAGCATTCAGTTTGGTGAGTGGGATACTAATGTAGCTCGTGATCCGACTATTACTTTCGGTACTGCTTTTGGTGCTGCTCCTAATGTCGTTGTGGCTAATTCGAGTGGTGTTGGTGCTATGACTTGTAGTGTTGGTACTGTGAGTACTGTTGGTTTTACTTTACTTGCTTCGGCTGTTAGTTTGAGTGGTACTTGGATTGCGGCTGGTAGTGGCAGAGTATAAAATTATTTTTTTATTATTTTTTTTTTTGGTTTCCGCCCGTGAGGCAAAGCTATAATGGAGGATAAGGGAGAAGATGCCGCAGATACAAGGTTATAAGACTAAGTTACAAGACAGTACTTCGAGTGATTTGTTAGAGGTCACTGTTGAGACTGATAGTAGTGATAGGATTTTGTTACATACAAAGCCTACTATTGAGAATATCACGGTTAGAGATTTAACTACGCGTGATTTATTAGCGCAGATTCTTAAGGAGTTGCAGATTTTGAATACTCATCAGGAGATCATAACGGATAATGTTTTTGAAGAAGAAGATATAATGAGGTAAGATAAGATGGTTAGAATTGAGGATGGTACGGGCACTGGTGATAGTGTTGGTGTTGAAGAGAATAGGTTGAAGGTTGAGAGTAAGTCGAATAAAAGAATTTTTTTTGAGAGTCGTGATAGTGGCAGGGTTTTTTTTCTTTTATTGTTATCTGTGTCATTTTAAATTTTGCTATATGTTTTAGTTTAGAATTATATTAATATATAAACCAATCGTATAAGTATATAGGCAAATCTAATTTAATTTTTCGGTAGAAAGCCAATCTGGCTCGT